GTGGTGGTGGTGGTGGTGATAGCCGAGGAGTTAATCAAATAGGTGGCGGAGGTGGGGGCGGCCAATCAGGCCTTATAGACTCTCTTGGCGGCCCCGCTACAAGCCCTGCGTCTCCGGGGGAAGACGGCACATTTTCGGCAGCAGGTCTTGGTGGTCTTCCGGCAGGTGCGGGCGGAGAAGGGGGTGACGGTGGCGATTGGGGTTCTGCTGGTCAGCCCGGCGTAGACGGAAATGATGGTATCGGTGGTTTCCCCGGTTTCGCAGGACAGGCCATAAGCGGTAACTCAAATATCACATGGATAACAACTGGAACAAGGCTGGGACCGATTGTTTAACGACTACTATTAAACCGGAGGCATAAGGAGACACGAACCATGCACATCAAACTCACAAACGGCACCCCCGAGATTTACTCAATTGGGCAACTGCGCCGTGATAACCCGCAGACGAGCTTCCCGAAGCACCCTAGCGACGAGCTTCTGGCGAAGTGGAATGTCTATCCCTACGTTCAACAGGACCAGCCTGCCTATGACCGCCTGACGGAGAAACTCAGCGAAGGTCCAATCGAGCAGATCGACGGTGTGTGGACAAAGACTTGGACTGTCGAGCAACTGCCCTTTGAGGACGCTCGCTCAAACATGCACGACCATCTGGCCGACATCCGTTGGCGTAAAGAAACTGGCGGTGTGGCTCTTCCAACCGGACAGACCATTCAGACGACGCGAGAGGCACAAGCGCAGGTGTCAAGCACCTACAGTTCGCTTAAGGACAGCCTTGTAACGACCGCCGACTGGAAAACCGAAAACGGTTGGGTCTCCGTTACTCTCACTGAGTTTCAGCCCATTGCGCAGGTCGTCGCAGCCCACGTCCAAGCCTGCTTCGCTGCCGAGCGCCAAGTCTCTGAACAGATCGAGGCTGCGCAGACTGTCTCTGATCTTACTGTTATTGATCTAGAAGCTGAGTTTCAGACAGCCTACAACGCGCTCACTAAACAATAAGTTATGTGGACAAACGTAAAGAAAAGACTGATTGGTTGGGGGTCTTGTTTCTCCCGAGCAATCAACGTAGCCAGAGGAGGTTCACCCGATATGACCTTCTCTGCTGCTTCCTACTATGAGGACTTGTCTACGGAGAAGCACATCAACTGGTTCTTTGCTTTGTTCGGTGACCATAACCATTGCGAGAAGTGGTTCTGGTATGATGTAAAAGAGGCCAAGGGCTTGCTGAACAAAGCGCAGGAACTCTCGTATCGGAGCAACGAAAAGTTATGAGCCGCTTGGAAAAACATAAATTCTGATAGGAGTAACCAATGCTCGCTTTTGCGCCATTAGCTTCTGCGCCTCTGGCGGATGACAAGGTCGTTGTTTATGATTTTGTTGGAAACAACATTGACACAGAAAATGCCTCTGTTGCATCACCAGTGCTTGAACAAGGTCAAAGTTTTACGCTATCCGCAGTCACCGCTGGCGAAGTTTTTCTTGGTAATTCTGATATTTCTCAGGACCATGTCTTTTCAGGCGAAGCCATTGTATCCGGACAACCAACAGTTAGCTCTTCTGAGCTTATTCAGACACAAGCCTTAAACTCTGATTCTGTTATTACAGATACCCCTGTTGTAGAAGAAGCTATCGTTTTTCAGGAACACGACCTCTTTTTAGAGAGTATCACTACTGGAAGTCCTTTCGTCCAGCCTTCTTTTCCCGGCGAACCCGAGGAGCTTTTTGCAGAGTCATTTACTCTAGGCACTCCTAAAATTGATTCTTCTTCTGTCACTCAGGGACATAACCTGAGTCTTTTCAAGATTACAACTGGGGCACCAGTTTCTTTAACCGGAAATTTTTTACAAAAACATTTACTGACTTTGTCTTCGGTTAAACTTGGCACTCCAATAGTAAACAAAGTTGAGTGCACCCAGTTTTACAATTTTATCCCCGACAATATCTTATCAGGAAAACCGAATGTACCTCAAAACAACCTGATTCAAGACTACTTTTTTCCAACTGCGGGCATTATCACTGGGCAACCAAAAACTCAGAAAGCAATATTTAGATCTGTAAAACCTGAAAATTTTAGTACAAAAAGGGCAGTACTTTTACCACAAGAAACCAACAGAAAAGCTTTGGTATCTTTTTAATGAAGGATTTATGCTCATGAGCCTAAAGTGGCCCAACAAAGATAAAGACGAAATCCTTGACTTTAGTATAGATTGGTCTAGGATTTTGGAGGATGGGGAAATTATTACTTTGGTATCTTGGAGGGTTGTGTCACCTGAAGGTACAAAACTTACTTTTACACCTTCTGAAACTGTTCAAGGGTTGACCCTTGTCACTCAAAGTAATACAAACAATGTTGCAACAATTTACCTTGCAGATGGTACAGATAATACTGAATACACACTTTTTTGTAAAATTGAAACTAACAAAAACAGGACTCTGGACCGTTCAGTAAAAATAAGGATCAGGGAATACAACTGATGGCCTACAACTTTTTAAGTTTGGTAAACGATGTTAATAGAAGGCTTAATGAAGTTGAGCTTAATGAGTCTAATTTTGACTCTGCTATTGGTTTTTATAGCTCAATTAAAGACGGCGTAAACAGCTCTGTAAGATATATAAATCAAGTGGCCTATGAGTGGCCTTTTAACCACGAGACTCAACAAGAGCCCCTTAATGTGGGGGAGGTCAGGTATTTTCTTCCCTACGACCTAAAAACCTTGGATATGGACTCTTTTAGAATTAAACGAAATGATAACTTAAATGTCTCTACTCAAAAGTTGCGTAACATTTCTTATGAGGAGTATCTGTCCAAATATGTTGACGCGGAATACGACAGGAAAACTTCTTCCTACGGAGTTCCTAGGTATGTTTTTAAGACACCTAGCCTAGAGTATGGGGTTTACCCTGCTCCGGACAAAGAGTATGAAATTGTGTATGAGTACTACAAACTGCCGGTAGATATGATAAAAGCCACGGACTCGCCGTCAATACCAGAACAGTTTAGGTACGTTATCAACGAAGGTAGCATGTACTACGCCTACTCTTTTCGTGGTGACCTAGAAAGTGCTCAACTAAGTTTTCAAAAATTTAATCAAGGTGTTGAAAGTATGAGGAGTATTTATATTAATCGTTATGATTACGTTCGTTCTACTGTGATTGAACGGCGTCGAACTGGGCTTAAGGTTCAATAATGCCCACCCGTTGGTCTACATTTCCTGTGGAGTTTCGCGGGGGTTTGATTTCAAGCCTAAGTCCTCTCCAGCATGGGGCAAACGCGGTAGGTTCTGCTGCTTTCTTACAAAATTACGAGCCTTCTAAAGAGGGTGGATACAAAAAGATACTCGGCTACAAAAAATACATTGATGACCAAGTCCCCGGTATTGGGCCTATGCTTGGAGTAAAGGTTGCAAACCCTTCAAGGGTTATTGCTGTTCGCCAAAATGCTTCAAATGTCTCGGAGTATTACATAAACGATGCAAGCACTTGGAACTCTCTTGGCTCTGCTACGGGCTTGGGGGGACGTGTTTCTTCTCAAGAGTTTAATTTTGACGGAAACAAAAAAATCTTTTTTGTAGATGGGGTAAACAGCCCCGCAATTTGGGAAGACGCCACAGACACCCTTAGCTTTCCTTCTGGTTACCCCTCGGACGTTGTGGGTGCGGAGTTTTTGGAAATTTATAAGCAACACATTTTTGTGTCAAAAGGGTCCAAGCTGTCTTTTAGTGCTCCCTACGACGAAACCAATTTTGATGTTGCTGCAGGTGCAGGTATTATTGATGTTGGGCATACCATAACAGGTCTTAAGGTGTTTCGTGACCAACTGTTTATTTTTTCTCGAAACTCTATTCAAAGATTGGTTGGCAATAGTGTTGCGGATTTTCAGTTGCTCCCGGTTACAAAAGACATCGGCTGCATCTCTGGCGCTACAATCCAAGAGGTGGGTGGTGATGTCATGTTTTTGGCAGTCGATGGGTTGCGTCTGCTAAGTGCAACAGATAGGATTGGGGACTTTAATATCGGGCTTCCGTCGCAACTTATCGAAAAAGATGTTTTGAGGTTTATTTCTAACTACAACATTTTTACATCTCTTGTTATTAGAGGAAAATCCCAGTACAGAATTTTTGGTTATCAGTCCAGCGAAAACAAAAAAACCACTAAGGGACTTTTGACAACAAAATTTGCTGCCCAAGGCCCTGAAGGTTTTCAGTGGGCACAGACACAAGGCATCAAAGCCTTTGTCGCAGACGGTAGATACGTTCCAGATTTTGAAGTTATTGTTTTTGCTGCTGATGATGGGTATGTCTATAGGCTGGAGACTGGTTCAAGCTTTGACGGAGAAAACATCCAAGCAATTTACGAATCTCCTTTTATGCCAATCGAAGACCCTAAAATGCGGAAGACTCTCTACAAGATGACGCTTTACGTAGAGACAAGTGGGCTGTTTAAGTTAAATTTAGATTTTAACTTTGACCTCTATAAAATCAAAAACTATAATGAACAAGTGCAACCTGCCACTATTGTCTTGCAGAACTTGGAAAACTCCCAAGTGTTTATTTACGGAAGTACTGAAACGGTCTATGGGGATGCTTTTTACGGACAAGAACTGGACAAAGTTTACAACACTCCGGTGATTGGTGCAGGCAATACTTTTTCTTTCCGGATTGAGGACAATAGCACAAACCCTTCACATAGCCTTGATACAGCTTTGTTTGAATACGCCACTTTTGACAGGAGATAAAAATGGGAATTGGCTACACTCGTCAGGACACTTCTAACAATATTGCTAACGGCAATGTTATTAATGCCGATGATCTTGATGCAGAGTTTAATGCAATAGAGTCGGCTTTTGATTCTTCTTCGGGACATACCCATGATGGTACTTCCGCAGAAGGTGCTCCTATTGAAGTAATTGGCCCCAATCAAGAATTTATTTCTGACGGAACTTCTTTTTATCCCAAGGCCAACAACAGTTATGATCTTGGTAGAGTTGGCGCTGAGTGGAAAGACATCTTTATCGACGGGACTGCTAATATTGACAGTCTGGTAGCAGACGCTGCTACAGTTAATGGAACTGCAAGTGTTGATAGCCTTGTAGCCTCTACTGCAGAAGTCAACGGCGGTACGTTGGATTCAGTGACTATTGGTGGGACAATCGCGGGTGCGGGTACTTTTACTAATCTCACAGCAACAACTGGCATTACCGGAACTCTGGTAACTCCGTCCCAACCCAATATCACCTCTGTTGGCACACTTGACTCGGTTGATGTGGGGGGCAACATTACTGTCACCGGGACTGTTGACGGTCGTAACATCTCATCTGACGGAGCAAAACTGGACAGCATTGAATCTGGCGCAGACGTGACGGACACGGTAAACGTAAGCGATGCTGGCGCGCTAATGGAAAGTGAAGTAACGAACCTTTCTGCCGTAAAAGCTTTTGATCCTGCCGACTACATTACTGACGTAACTGCTGGAACGGGTCTTTCAGGAGGTGGAGGAAGCGGTGCTATTGTTTTGGAAGGGATTGTTCAGTCTGCCTCTACTTGGGAGGCCGGGACGAGTACGACAGAGGGTGTTGTTAGTCCTGCCAAGGTAAGGGCAGCGATTAATACATTTACTTTTACTCCAACAAACGTATCAGGTGCCTCTCAAACTCTTGACATTGGCGCTAATAATTTTTTTAATGCAGG